GCATCATCAGCACCGCCCGCCGCGGCGGCCAGGACGTCGCCGACTACGCCCGCATCCCCTGGCACGACGCCGTCGGCGACGGCCTCCCCGACATCGACGACCTATTCCGAGGACAGATATGACCGACGCCCGCCCGCCCGAAGATCAGACCGGCGCCCGGCCCTCGAGGCCGCAACGGCGCGCCGACCTCGCCGCATGGTCCGCCCGCACGTTCCTCAGTGAAACGCCCCTCGTCGACCCGCCGCCGGCCGAGCTCAGCCTCGACGACGAGGTCGCCTACGACATCCTCGCCAACGTCGACGAGACACGCGCCCACATCGCCGCCCTCCGCGCCGACGGCCTCCTCTGACCGATATGCCGCGCCGTGTGACGCCCCGCGTGTAACGTTCCAGACAGGACCACCGGCGCGACGCCGGCGGCCCGACGGCAACTACCAACCGCCGGCGCGACGCCGACGGCTACCGAGGAGGATGGGCGCGATGCCCGACGCAACCGAAACCGACCCCACCGCAACGAGCACATCGACACCGCCGGCCGGCGAAGGCGCACCGCCCTCGCCGCCCGCCGAGCCACCGACACCGCCGGCCCCCAACGCCGGCGGCGACGACCTCGGCGAGGCCGGCATCAAGGCCCTCGAAAGCGAACGAAAGGCCCGGCGCGACGCCGAGGCCCTCGCCAAGCGCCAGGAGGCCGAGCTCGAGAAGCTCCGCACGGCACAGCTCGACGACAACGAAAGAGCACTCAAGGAAGCCCGCGACGCCGGCAGGACCGAGGCCCTCACCTCGGTCAACCGCAAGCTCGTCGAGGCCGAGGCCCGAGCGGCCGCGGCCGGCAAGCTCGCCAACCCCGCCCTCGCCGCCCGCCTCCTCGACCTCGACCGTTTCGTCCCGTCGGACGGTAGCGACATAGACGGCGACGCGATTGTCGCCGCCATCGACGAGCTCGTCGCCGCCGAGCCCTACCTCGGCATCCAGGCACAGACACCGCCCGCCGCCGGCGAAACACCGCCGCCGGCACCCAAGGGCACCGTCACCCCTGGCGCCCAGTCCGGCACCCCGGCGACGTTCAAGCGTTCCCAGCTCCGCGACCCTCAGTTCTACGCAGCCAACAAGGACGCGATCCTCAAGGCCGCCAGCGAGGGCCGCATCGAAAACGACTAGGTCCGTCGGCATCCGGCCGGCGGCCATCCTCGAAAGGTAGAGCCACATGGCCGACACATTCACCAACGCAACCGGCGGCGCCGGCGCCCTCGGCAATTTCATCCCCGAGATTTGGGCCAACAGCGCCCTCGAGGTGCTCCGCAACCAGATCGTCGCGGCCCGCCTCATCACGAAGGACACCGACATCACCGGCGCGTTCGGCGTCGGCGACGTCCTCAACATCCCCGTCCCCGGCACGTTCACGGCCACCGAGAAGGCCAAGGGCACCGCGGTCACGTTGCAGAACCCGAGCGCCGGCACCGTCAACGTCACGCTCGACCAGCACTACGAGGTTTCGTTCCTCGTCGAGGACCCGGCCCGAGCTCAGGCGAATCAGGACACCGTCGCCGGCCACACCCGTCAGGCCGCCGTCGCGATCGCCGAGAAGATCGAAACCGACGTCCTCGGCCTCGTCAGCGGTTTCAGCACCAACGTCGGCAACCCGGCAACGGCACCGACCAACGCCACGCTCCTCGCAGCCCGTCAGCAGTTGAACACGAACAAGGCCCCAATGGAGGGCCGTTTCGTGATCGTCGGCCCGGCCGGCGAGGTCGACCTCCTCGGCGATTCCAACTTGCAGACGTATTTCGCGAACAGCAAGCCCGACGGCATCAGCAACGGCATGATCGGCAGCGCCTACGGCGCCGACGTCTACATGTCGCAGCTCGTCCCGTCGGGCGGCGCCGGCGCCTCTGGCATCGCCGGCACCCCCGAGTTCGGCATCCTCGCCATGCGAGCCCTGCCGACGGCCGAGGCCCCCGGCGTGTCACAGATGGTGATGATGGACCCCATCAGCGGGCTCGCCATCCGCCAGACCGCCAGCTACAGCGCCGACTACCTCGGCGTGCAGGTCACGCTCGACGTCCTCTACGGATTCAGCGAGCTCCGCGACGCGTGCGGCGTCGCGTTCCACCACGCCAAGACCTGACCCGGCTACCCCCTCAGCCAGTGACGGCCAGGCCGCCGGCGAGCTCGCCCCCTCTCGAGCTCCGCCGGCGGCCTCGGCCGTCGCACTACCATCACCCTCGAGGAGGAGCCCCATGCCCACCGCAGCCACCCGCACCGACGTCGAGGACCTCGTCGGCGAGGACCTCACGGCCTCAGCCGACCGCGTCGACCGCCTCCTCGAGCGCGCCGAGGCCATCGTCGCCGGCGATATGCCAGGCTTCACGTTCGGCCCCGTCGTCGACGGCGAGGTCACCATCGACCCCGACGGCGACGACCTCCTCGTCCTGCCCTACTACCCCGTCACCGGCATCACCAGCATCACCGTCGACGGCGTCGCCATCGCCGCCGATGGCTACACGTTCGACACCCTCGGCAACGTCCGCCGGCGCCTCGGCGGCGTCATCGCCGACGCCGACGACAGCGGCCTCACCTACCGATGGCCCGACCGCGGCGTCGACATCGTCGTCACCTACAGCTACGGCGTCGCGTCGGCCTCGCCGCCCGCCGAGGTCACCGCCGTCGTCGCCGAGCTCGCCGCCGGCCGCATCGTCAACCCCTCGCAGGTCGCGCAGGAGTCTCTCGGCGACCGCAGCATCGCCTACGGCGCCGTCGCCGACGGCGCGAACAGTGACGGCCTCAGCAAGTCGCAACGTCACCGCCTCCGCCATTGGCGCCGCAACCGTTTCGCCTCGGCCCGCGTAAGGTCCTAGCGATGACCTGGCAGCGCTGGCCCTACACCGTCACCGTCCACACCGCCGGCGTCGGCGTCGACGAATACGGCAACCCAACGCCGTCCGCGTTCACGTCGGCCGACGTCGCCGGCGATGTCCAGCCCGTCACAACCGACGAAACGCGCAGCGGTATCGACGCCGTCGACACCGACGAGGTCCGTTTCCTATTCCCCGCCGGCACCGTCGTCACCTCGTCCGACCGCCTCGAGGTCGCCGGCGACACCTACGAGGTCGTCGGCCCCGACGTCGACCGCAACACCGGCAGCACCCTCGACTACGTCCGCATCCGAGCCCGTAGGACGTCCTGACATGGCGACACGCGTGCGATACCGCAAAGCATGGGAGCGCGAGTTTCCGCGCTCGGCCGCCGGCCGCCGTTCGTTCGGCCGCATCGGCGACAAGCTCGTCAACGAGACTAAGCGCGAGCTCAAGGCCACCGGCCTCCTCGACGACCCGCCGGCGCGCGAGTACCTCGCCGAGCTCGACCACGTCCCGACCGACCGCGGCGTCCGCGTGTTGACCACCGCCAGCCGCGCCCATTTCGTCGAGTGGGGCACCCGCTACCGGCAGGCCGATGCCCCTATGCGAACCGCCGCCCGCCGCATGGGCAGATTCAAGGAGCGCTAACCCGATGCCGACCACGCCCGCCCTCGCCGACGCCGAGCTCGTCGTCCGCACCTACCTCACGACCATCACCGCCATCAGCGACGTCGTCGGCACCGACGACAACGGCGAGGTCCGCGTCTACACCATCATCCCGAAGGACGCGCCCGCCGGCCCGTTCATCCGCCTCTACCGCATCGGCGGCGCGCCCCGGCCCGGCGGCACCGCCACCCTCGACGCCCCCATCATCCAGCTCGAGGCCTACGGCGGCAGCAAGTCCACCGCCCGCGGCCTCCTCGCCGACGCCGTCGCCGCGCTGGCCGACATCGCCTACAGCTCGCACGCCGGCGCCAGCGTCAGCACCCCCGCGTTCGGCCAGGCCCGCCACCTCCCCGACGTCGATTTCCACCCGCCCCGCGAGCGCTACGTCACCGACCTCGAGCTCACCGTCCGCCCCGCCCGTTAGGACCGCCTCAGCGGCCGCCTACCGGCCGCCGGCGGCCGGCCGGCACCGATACGCCCGACCATCCGCCAGCCGCCTCACAGCGGCCGCGATACTGTCACCATCACCGGCGAACACCTCGTCGGCCTCACCGCCATCGAAAGGACACCCCCGTCATGGCAAAGGACACCGCACAGACACGCGTCGCCGGCACCGGCAGCGTCTACATCGCCGACTACGGCGCAACCCTCCCCTCCGCCTACAACGGCCCCATCGACGCCGCGTTCGTCGAGCTCGGCTACACCGACGAGGACGGCGTCACGTTCACCGACGAGCCGACCATCGAGAAAAAGCAGGCATGGCAGTCGTTCTACCCCGTCCGCATCATCGAAACGGCGCGGATGGCTATGGCCGCGTTCAACCTCGAGCAGTGGAACACCGACACCCTCGCCCTCGCCGCCGGCGGCGGCACCGTCACCTCGGCCGGCACCGGCGCCAAGTTCACCCCGCACGAGGCCGGCACCATCAGCGAGTTCTCGCTCGTCATCGACATCACGGACGGCACCATCACCGACCGCTACGTCGTCCCCAAGTGCATCGTCACCTCGTCGCTCGAAACGAACCTCAACCGCAGCGACCTCGCGCTCCTCCCCGTCGAGCTCGAGGCCATCGGCGAGGACGGCGTCGACCCCTGGTTCATGTTCACCAGCGACACCACCTCGTTCGCGTGACATGGACCGCGTCAAGGTAACCGTCGAGCACGACGACGGCCAGGTCGACGAGGTCGTCCTCCGCCCGGTCGCGCTCGTCGCCGCCGAGCGCCATTTCAAGGGCAAGGTCCCGCCGATGGAGGGCACCCTTTGGGCGGTGCACTATCAGCTACGGGTCGAGCAGTCGTTCACCGACTGGCTCGACACCGTCGCCGGCATCGACGAGGTAATCGCGGACCCTACGCCGGCGGCGGCGTCCGCGCCGTCGCCGACCTTGCAGTAGCGTCAGGCCGCAGCTATGCAGAGCTCCTCGACCTCGACGCCGACGAGCTCACCGCGTTCGAGGACGCCGTCCGCCGCCGGCAGGACGCCGAGCGCTGGCAGCACGTCGAGGAGCTCCTCGCGCAGCTCCTCGAGGTCAGCCACGCCAGCTACCGCGCCCAGCTACAGGCCGGCGGCGTCAAGGGCCGCGACCTCCCGAAACCGTTGCGCTACCGTCGGCCGTGGGAGCAAGACAAGAAGGACCTCCCGCCCGCCGCAACACGCGAGCAGATCAGGCAACGCATCCCCGTTAGGAGGTGAGCATCATGGCATTCGGCTCAGCTAACGCCGGCACCGTCGAGGTCGACGTCGAGGGTGATTTCAGTAAGTTCGAGCGCGACCTCAAGGGCAAGGGCTCGGCGGCCGGCGGCAAGTTCGGCAGCTCGTTCGGCTCGAGCATGGGCAGCAAGATCGCGGCGGCCGGCGCGCTCTACCTCGGCGCCAATTTCGCCAAGGGCGCGATCAGCCAGGCCAGCGACCTCGAGGAGTCGATCAACGTCACCGGCCTCGCGTTCGGCGACGCTCGCGGCATCATCGACGAAACCGCCAAGAGCGCCAGCACGCTCTACGGCGTCAGCGAGTCCGCCTACCGCGGGCTATCGGCTCAGATCGGCAACATATTCGTGCAGTCCGGCGTCGCTCGAAAAGAGGCCGCCGACCTCACCAACGACCTCGTCCTCCGCGCCACCGACGTCGGCAGCGCGTGGAACGCCGAAACGTCCGACGTCACCGACAGTTTCAACAGCGCCCTCATCGGCAGCTACGAGCCCATGCGAAAGTTCGGCGTCATCCTCGACAAGGCCACCGTCAAGCAGTACGCCCTCGAAAACGGCCTCGTCGACGCCAACGGCGAGGTCGACGCCCAAAGTGAGAAGCTGGCGACCGCCGCGCTCATCATGGAGCAAACCGACAACGTCGCCGGCGATTTCGCCAACACCTCGGACGGCGTCGCCAACAGCTCGAAGCAAGTAACGGCCATGTGGGAAGATATGCAGGCCCAGCTCGCCACCGGCCTCCTCCCGCTCCTCAGTGTCGGGCTCGGCCTCCTCAAGTCTCTCGGCCCCGAGGGTATGAAGTGGGCGGTAATCATCGGCGGCATCGTCGTCGTCGGCGCCAAGCTCATCACCGTCCTCCGCGGCGTCGGCGGCGCCCTCACGCTCCTCAGCGCTAACCCCGTCATGCTCATCCTCATCGCCATCGCCGCCATCGCGATCGTGATTTACAAGAATTGGGACACCATCCGCGAGTTCTTTGAGGTCACCCTCCCCAACGCGTTCGAGATATTCGGCGCATGGGTCGCCCGCACGTTCGACCCTTGGGTGCAGCGCCTCATCGACGTCAAGGACCGCGCCGTCGAGCTCAAGGACCGCGCCGTCGAGGTATTCGACACGATCAAGGAGAAGGTCGGCGACGCCGTCGATTTCGGCGTCCGCAAGCTCGGCGAGCTCCGCGACGCGGCCGACCGCGCCCTCGGCCCGCTCGACGAGATTGTCGGCGGCGCGTGGAACCTCGGCGTGTCAGCGTTCAACACCGTCACCGGCCGCGCCGTCGGCGGCCCAATGTCCGCCGGCCGCCCGTACATCGTCGGCGAAGAAGGCCCCGAGCTGGTCACGCCCGGCCGCTCGTCCTACGTCACGCCGGCCGACGCCACCGCCGCCCTCCTCGGCTCGGCGACGCCGTCGGCCGCCGGCAACACCTACAACATCAGCGTCACCGTCGCCGCCGGCGCCGGCGTCCTCGGCCGCGACGAGCTCGAGCGCCAGGGCCGCGAGCTCGTCAAGGTCATCCGCCGCGAGCTCGACCGCGAGAGCTCGGCCGGCATCCGCACGCGAGGAGCTATGGCATGACGACGGACGTAACCCTCAACGGCACCGCCCTCAGCTCAGCCGTCCCCACCGCCAAGGTCCTCGGCGTCACCCGCGAGCTCCTCGGCCGGCGACGGTTCAACCGCATCGACATCCCCGGCCGCGCCGGTTCCTGGCATTTCGACGAGGAGCCCGGCGACCGCGAGCTCGGCGTCATCGTCGACCTACAGGCCGACACGTTCGCCGCCCGCCGCACCGCCGTCCGCGCCCTCGCCTACTGGTGCGACGTCGGCGCCGTTTCCCGCCTCATTGTCGACGACGAAACCGACCGCTACCACGACGCCATCGTCGCGAACGGCGACTCGTCGGAATGGCTCAACAACGCCACCATCGACCTCCGGTTCCTCGTCGGCCCCTACGCCCTCGCCGTCGCCTCGACGTCGCAGTCGATCAGCGCCGCCGGCGGCAGCGGTTCCGGCACGTTCGCCGTCGGCGACGAGGTCACCGCCGAACCGGTCATCGAGCTCACCCCCGCCGGCGGCACCCTCACCGGTTTCACCCTCACCCTCAACGGCTACGCGTTGACATGGGCAGGCCCCGACGTCATCGCCGCCACCGAATCGCTCACCGTCAACGCGATCAGCTCGACCGTCACCCTCGGCGCCAACGACGACGTCGACCTCACCGGCGCCTACGACGTCCTCGCGCTCAGCATGTCCGACGTTTCCGGCGAGTTCCCGCTCATCCTCGAGGGCACCGCCTCATGGTCCCTCGAATACACCGGCACGGCCACCTCGGTCGCCGCCGCTATCGAATGGCGCGAAAGGTTCCGATAATGGGCACCACACAGAGCACGACACTCAACACCGACACCGACGCCAAGCGCACGAGCTCGGTTTACGGCGACGCCGGCGACGGCGTTTCGCGATGGTTCCAATGGCGCCGCAGCGCCGACGGCGGCGACGCCACGCAAGGACTCAAGGCCGACGCCGCCGTCACCGACCCGACGAGCTCGGCCACCGTCGTCGCCCTCCTCAAGGGCCTCCTCACGTTCCTCCGCGTGTCGGCCGCCGGCGTCGGCAAGGCCGAGGACGCCGCGCACGTCACCGGCGACACCGGCGTCGCAGCGCTCGCCGTCCGACGAGACACCGCGGCGAGCTCGGCCGGCACCGACGGCGACTACGCCACGCTCAACACCGACGCCACCGGCCGCCTCCGCACCGTCGCCGCCCGCGACGTCGACGACGCCCTCAGCATCGCGGCGAGCTCGGCCGCGGCCGACGACCTCGTCGTCAAGGCCTCCGCCGGCACGCTCTACAGCATCGTCGGCCACATCGCCGCCGGCGAGGACGGCTACGTCCAGGTTCACGACGCAACATCGCAGCCCGCCGACACCGCCGTCCCCGAGCTCAGCTATTTCGTCGGCGCCGCGTCGGCCGCGCAGGCCGTCAACATTCCGCTCCCCGGCCACGCGTGCGGCACCGGCATCGTCGTCGTTTGGTCGACGACGGCCGCGACGCTCACCGCCGGCGCCGCCAACATGTTCGTCACGGCACACTATGACTAGGACGTCGCCCTACCGCTACATCGGCCCGGCCGCCCTCGCGTCGGCAACGGCAGCGGTTCGCGTCACCTCGACGAGCTCCGGCGCGACCGGCGGCGGCGGTGGCAACCTCGGCGCCGGCCTCGCCGCCAAGGGCACCCTCCCGACCATCCGTTCCGGCTACATCCAGTTCGCGACCGGCACCGGCATCAACACGAATTACTCGAGCATCCCGAGCGCCGCCGGCGGCGACACCATCGTCGGCCTCGTTTCGTCCGTTTCCCTCGGCGATGATTCCATCACGTTCACGCAGGACGCCGGCAACCCCACATGGCTCGCCGCTCAAGAGGACGCCGTCGCCGGCACAGATTCCCGCTACTGGTTCGCGCGGGGATTCCATCACGCCTACGACGGCGTCGACACCTCCGACCTCATCGGCGGCAACCTCAACAACCGGCTAATGATGCTTTCACAGGTTGCCACCGCCGGCCTCGGCGCCTCCGCTCAGCTCCTCGAGCTCTCAGTCCTCGACGGCAACGGCCCCACCGAGCTCGTCGGCAACGTCGTCACGTTTCCGCTCGCCGACATTCCCGCCGGTTGGACGTTCGTTTACGGCGTCCACAAGTGGGACGACAGCGGTAGCGATACATGGGTCGGCGCCACCGAGCTCGAGCGCACGAGCACCACGTCCCTCAACGACGGCCTCGTCACCCTCGCCACCGTCGACGGCCCGCAGACCGACCACGCCGTCACATGGACCGACGCGTCGGGACAGACAGCGGCGGGCGGCGGCGTCGCCTACGTCATCGCCGTCCCCGGCGTCGCGTGAGAACATGACCGAACAGACAAGGAGCTAACCGATATGGCAAACCTCAGCACCTACGGCGCCAACGAGCTCCTCGACGGCACCGCGCTCCCGGCGACGTTGTACGTCCAGTTACACACCGGCGACCCGTCGGCGGCCGGCACCGCCAACGTCGCGACCGAAACGGCCCGCAAGTCGTTCACGCGCACCGCGGCCGCGGCCGGCGTCGCGTCCAACGTCCTCCTCCTCGAGTGGCTCAGCTACCCCGCCGTCGAAACGCTCACACACGTCAGCATGTGGGACGCAGCTAGCGGCGGCAATTGTTGGTTCGTCGACGCCATCACGACCCCGCCCGAAACCGTCATCGGCCAGGCCGCCGAGATAGCAGTCGGCGAGCTCTCGTTCACGTTCCCAATTTGGGCCTAACCCGACCGCGATGACCGTCTACAGCTACACCGGCGCAACACAGGAGCACACCGTCAGCGCCGGCGTCGTCGCGGTCCTCATCGAGTGCAAGGGCGCAAGCGGCGGCGGCGCCGGCGCCGGCCTCGGCTCAGTCGTTTCCGGCTATTTCCGCGTGCGGCCCGGCGACGTCCTCACCGTCGAGGTCGGCGGCCAGGGCGCCACCTCGGCAGGACCGTCGGCCGCCGGCGGCTACAACGGCGGCGGCATGGGCGGCACCGCCGGCGGCTACGGCGGCGGTGGCGCGTCCGACGTCCGGTTCGGCGGCACAACACTCAACGACCGCATCATCGTCGCCGGCGGCGGCGGCGGCGACGATTTCGCTTCCGGTTCCGGTTCCGGCGGCTACCCAAACGGTCAGCAAGGCAGCTCGTCGGGCACCACGACGCTCGGCGGCGGCGGCACACAGGACGCCGGCGGCGTCGGCGGCGGTTCGCAAGCCCAAGGCGAGGCCGGCACGTTCGGCCAGGGCGGCGCCGGTAATCAGTCGTACAATTGCGGCGGCGGCGGCGGCGGTTGGTATGGCGGCGGCGGCGGCGGCCGGCGCACCGGTTTCGGCAGCACCTACGGCGGCCCCGGCGGCGGTTCGTCCTACCTCGGCGACCCGGTCGGCGTCGCAGACAATTCCGAACCGTTCGCGCCGCTCGCCGAGGGCTCGCCGCCGAACATGCGGCCGACCACCGGCGGCACGCACACCGGCAACGGCGAGGTCACCATCACCGAATACAGCGCCGCCACGCAAGGCGTCGAGGCCACCGGCGGCAGCGAGTCCGACGTCGGCCGCTACCGCGTCCACGTATTCACCTCGTCGGCCGACCTCGTCGTCAGCGGCGGCGGCAAGTTCGAGGCCATCCTCATCGCCGGCGGCGGCGGCGGCTCAGGCTCGAGTAACAGTTTCGTCGCCACCTCCGCGCCCGGCGCCGGCGGCGTCCTCGAGGTGCGCGAGTTTGTCCTCGCCGCCGGCACCTACCCGGTCGCCGTCGGCAGCGCCGGCGTCACCGGCACCTACGCCTACGGCGTCGGCGGCGACGGCGGCGACACCACGTTCGCCGGCCTCACGGCGGTCGGCGGCGCCGGCTCGTCCGGCACCTCGCCCGGCACCGACGGCGGTTCAGGTTCGTCCGGCGGCAACGCATCCGGCGAGGCCGGCGGCTACGGCGTCGCAAAGCAAGGCAACCGCGGCAGCAACGGCGTCAACAACAACGCGCCCGGCGGCAACGGCGGCGGCGCCGGCGGCGCCGCCCTCGCCGGCACCGGCAACTACGGCCCCGGCGTCGAGCTCGATTGGGATGGCACCCTCACCGAGTACGCCGTCGGCGGTTCCGGTTCCGGCACGGCCGGCTCATCGAACACCGAGGCCGGCACCGGCGGCGACTCACGCCTCGGCAACAACGCCGGCCCCGGTTTCGCCGGCATCGCGTTCGTCCGCTACCTCCTCCCGTTCACCGAGCTATTCCCGCTCGACGGCGTCACCGTCGACCCCGTCGTCGCCACCGGCGTCACCATCCGCCCGCCAGTCACCGACCTCGCCGCCGCCGTCGAGGTCGACCCCGTCGTCGCCACCGCCATCACCGTCAAGGTCGGCCGACGCCGACGGCCGCGACGTTCCTACGTCTGGCAGCGCAACCTCGGCGGCGAACAGACCGGAGTAATCACATGAGTTCCGAGCTCATCGACCTCGTCATCGACGAGCGCCTCGACGGCGAGCACACCGTCAAGTATTCGATCCCCGCCACGTCGAGCAAGGCCGACCTCATCGAGGTCGACGGCGTCGTCGTTGTCGACGGCCAATCGTTCTACATCACCGAGGACCAGGACAACCGCGACGGCCCGGCCACCAGCATCGACGTCGAGGCCGGCGCCGCGTGGTATCGGCTCGGCGAGGACACGTTCGTCGGCTCGTTCGTCGCCGTCGACCTCACCCCGGCCGAAGGGCTCGCCGCGATCCTCGAGGGCACCGCGTGGAACGTCGGCACCGCGTCCGGCGCCGTTTCGGCCGTGTTCTCCGCCGAGCTCGAGGACCTCACCCGCCTCGACCTCATCCGCCGATGGTCAATCATCACCGGCACGTTCATCGTTTGGGATAACGCCCCCGACGCCCTCACCGTCGACCTCGTCGCCGAGCGAGGCCGCGACCTCGGCCTCGGTTTCAGGTATCGCCGCAACGTCAACCGCATCCGCCGGCGCACCCGCGCCCCCGAGGCCACCGTCCTCTACCCCTACGGCGCCGACGAGCTCACCGTCGCCGGCGTCAACGGCGGCCTCCCCTACGTCGAGGATTTCAGCTACTACACCGCGCAAGGCCTCACCCTCGCCGAGGCCCGCACGCTGCACACAAAGCGGCGCATTTGGTCCGACACGGCGTTCACCGTCGACACCGACCTCCTCGCCGCCGCCGAGGCCCGCCTCGCCAAGCTCGCACAGCCAACCGTCACCTACGAGCTCGACGTCGTCGACCTCACCGAGCTCATATTCCTCGACGACCGCCCCCGCATCGGCGACCGCGTCCGCGTGCAAGACACCGACCTCGGCATCGACGTCCTCACCTACGTCGTCCGCACCCTCACCTACCCCAACGAACCGCACCGCAACGCCGTCGAGCTCGCCACCGAGGTCCCGCCCCTCAACGACGGCGCCGCCGACGGCCGCCCGTCGTCGTCCGAGGAGTGGCGCCAGTTCGTCGGCCGCATCGGCACCGGCTACCAGATCCGCAACGACGGCGCCTACATCATCGCCCGCATCCCGTTGCAGTTCCGCAACGGCGGCCGCGCCAACTGGCACCTCGACCTCGAGTTCACCGGCGTCGGCGCCGGCGACCTCCTCATCGAGGTCCTCGACTACGCCGCCGACCCGGCCGGCGCCGTGTTCCGCACCGTCACCGTCCCCTACGTCGACGGCGAGGTCTACCCCGTCGCGCTCACATGGGCGCATGAGGACTACACCGGCCAGGTCGACTACCGCGTCCGGCTCACCCCGACCGCCACCGCCGGCCCCGACCCGACCCTCGGCGTCAACGTCACCGCCGACCGCGAGGACGAGGCCTCGTTCTACGTCATGGCGCAGGGCGCCGTACGCGAAACACCTACCGCCGCGAACAGTGTGCGTTACGAGTTCACCGGCGGCGTCCAGTCGTTCACCGTTCCCGACAACGTCACCGAGGTCACCGTCGAGGCCGCCGGCGGCCGCGGCGGCGCCGGCGACACCTATTTCGCGCGCGGCGCCATCATCACCGCCACGTTCGCCGTCGTCCCCGGCACCGAATACGACGTCATCGTCGGCGGCGATGGCAAGACCTCGAACTATCCCAACGGCGGCCCCGGCGACAGCGTCACCGGCTTCACCGGATTCGCCGGCGGCGGCTCGACCGACATGCGGCCCGCCGGCCTCGGCACGTTCCTCGCCGGCCTCCCGTCGGCGATCATCTGCGCGGGCGCCGGCGGCGGCGCCGGTCAGCAGTTCCAAAACGTCAACGTGCAAGTCGGCGGCCACGGCGGTTTTTTCGAGGGACAGACCCGCAACGCCGGCGGCCTCGGCGACATCGAGGCCGGCGACGGCGGCGGCGCCTACCCCGGCGGCGGCGCCACACAATTCGCCGGCGGCGCCGGTAACCCCGGCGCCGGCGGCAGTTTCGCCGGAGCCGACGGAGTGTTCGGCCAGGGCGGCCGCGCCGGCGACGCCACCAACAGTTTCACGTTCGCGCCCGGCGGCGGCGGCGGCGGTTGGTACGGCGGCGGCGGCGCCGGCACGAACAACGCCAGTGGCAGCGGCAACGGCGGCGGCGGCGGCGGCGGCTCGTCATGGGTCGACCTCAGCATCGCCACCGACATCACCGGCAGCGACGGCGCCAACACCGGCAAGGGCTATCTCGTCATCTCATGGGATGACCCGCTCTAGACCGTCCCCACCCGCTCGAGCTCGGCCGGTAGTCTGACCGCATGACCGCAACACCCGCCGAGCTTGAGGCCATCGCCCCCGACTGGCTCGAGTTCGTCCGCGCCGTCGAGTGGGGCATCGAGTGGAAACGGCCGCCCGTCGCCGAGCGCCTCGGCGACCCCGAGACATACATCCACCACGGCGCCGGCGGCCGCATGGGCCTCGACGCCCGCCAGGCCATGCGTTCGCTCCAACAGTGGTATCACGACGTCAAGAACTACAGCACCATCGCCTACGACGTCATGGTCCACCGTTCGGTAGGTTCCGAGCGCATCACCGTCCTCGGCGCCCGCGAGGGCGCCCTCAGCGCCGCCACCCGCGACCGCAACGACATCGGCGAGGCCGTTTGCCTATTCGGCTACTTTCAGCCCGGCCACAAGCTCAGCGAACGGCCGACGGCCCGCGAGCTCGAGGGCCTCGCGTTCGCCGTCGCGTGGTCCATCGCTCACGGTTGGAGCTCGCCCAACACTCTCGTCCTCGGCCACCGCGACAACCCCGCCCACCCTGGCGCCACAACCTGCCCCGGCGACTACCTCTACCCTCACGTCCCCGGCATCGCCGCCCGAGCGCTCGAGCTCCTCGCGCTCGCCGCCGGCCCCGCCGTCCCCCCACCGCCACCGCCCGCCCGCCCAGAATGGAGCGCACCGATGACCGCCCTACGCCTCAACACCTCGACCAGGCCCCGCGTCCTCGACAGCCGCCAGGCCGCCGGCGCGCCGCTGGTCCGCAAGGTCGTCGTCGACGTCGGCGACCC